GGGGAGGGAGGAAGGAGCCTTCTTAAACATTTCTACTGTGAAATGAAACAACTCATCCAATGGGGCTGGGCCACTTGCTCTACCACCAAAAGTTTTGAGACGTGCGCCAGCAGGACGGACCTCTGACATATCCCATTGTGGTATTTGTCCTACGTAAAGGAGGGAAACTAACTCCCGCAATGACTTGGCCCAGCCCGGACGAGAATCGCCAACTTTGATTACAGTATCAGTGTTATGCATATCTTCGTTGACGACAGGCAGCTTTTCCGTATGATGACGCTCAACAGAAAAGCCTACACCAGTGCCACACATGAGGATATACATTGTCTCGTCAAAAGCACGAGGGCTATCCACAGGTACATAAGAGCAGTTATAACCACCTACATTGCAACGGTCCAATGCTGGCCCTGCAGTCATTAATGCTCTCATGCTTGGCATGATGTCTTGGTTAAGTACAGCCTCTTCAAGTTCTGCACGTAATTCTTCTGGCATAGCATAATTATGATTATGCCCAAGATGGTTTTCCATGTAATCAAAGTACCGCTCAACAGTTTCGCTCCATGTTTCACGACGCTGTTCATCTTCTTTCCAACGTGCATATCTGGAAAGGGCAATAAAGTTTTGATAATCTGTAGGCAGGTGGTTATTCATATTATCTCTCCATTATGGTTTTTATGTTTCGTATGTTTGCACCGTCAACATCATAAAAATATTCACAGATACCGTCTTCAATTTCTGTGCCGACATTTTCATCGGCAGGTATTGGATACTCTTCGGGGTCAATATCTATTGTGATGTAGACCTTAACTTTCATCATAGCAGCCTTCTACTTCCTCTATCAGCTTGTTTAGATACCACTGTGCTTTCTTGAGGTCTTCTGTACCATTTTTATATCTATAACGCCACAAGTATTTCATAATATTACCTTGTAGATAATATTCATATCCATCACACGTGGCTGCTCGTATAGCTTCAATGCACTCTATTCCTGCTTTATTATAGTGAGGTGGATTGTCTACCATGCAAGGTGTACCACCAAGTTCATCTACAACTTTAAAGGGTGCGCCAGCCTCATCTGCTTTCATAGCTTGCTTCATATATTCTTCATGTCTCATTACGCATTACCCTTCGTGTTTGTTTTAAAATTTAATTTAATGATGTTGCCTTCTGTGTATTGAATTTTTGGTTCCTGTTTAATAGGCACATCTTCGTTTTCTGGTTTATCAATAAACTCTTCAATCTTACCTATTAAGTCAGGATGTTCTTCCATGTAAGCAACAGAACATGCAACGACTTCACTAAGTTGCATCATAGCAGTAAAACTAGCCCTGTCAAGAGGATTGTTTTTATCTGTTATAATATTTACTTCTAATTCTCCTGTCCATGCATACTCGTCATCAACGACAGGTTTTAATTGCACACAGAATGATGTTGGGTCAATAGACATAATTTTATCTCCTTTTTACTTTTGTTCCACAAAATTTGATAAACTTTGGGTGTTTATTTTTACCCTTTTCTTTTAGCCAATCTTCAGGAATTATCCTGTCATAATACATAAACCCATACTTAATGCACCACTCTCCGTATGTTGACTTAGCACCCTTTCGCAACTTTCTTCTACTATTCTCAAAAACAAAACGAATGTCAAGCTGTTTATGCTGTCTTTTAATTGCTAAATGCTTACGCCTATCTGCTGCTGTAAACATTCCTTTTGTTTCAATAATAATACCATTATACAGCACGAAGTCTGGTGTGTAGGTTCTGTACGCAAGGTCTTCCCATTCAATCTTTAGTTTCTCGTAATCATATTTAACTTTGAGTTCATCAAGATAAAGAGATAACTTGTGTTCTAGTCCACTACGATATCCATACTTACGTGCTGCACGGAAAGCTGTAAAATTAGGCACTACAGACCTCTACCCCGCCAGAAGTCAAGCGGTGCGTGATGCATACCTATAGCCTTTAGTTCTTCGCGTAAAACTTTATCTGCTTCGTTACGTGCTTCAATAGCAGCGCGAACTCCAGAAGTTTTTTGCTCCCGATATTCCCTACGCAATTCTCTAAGTTTTTGTTCAGTAATTTTAATCTCTTCTGCAAGAGCATCAAGTTCAAGTTTGTCATCCATTTACATACTCCTCTTTTAGTTCAACATATTGTACAAGTTTTGGAAACTTGGCTTTTGATTTAACTTGCGGTGCCTCGACAAGATTAGGCCAGCAAGCATTTCTAAAGTCACAAAAAGTACAGTTTTTGTTTAGAACTTTGTTGCCTGTAGGTTTCTTGTAGAAGTATTCATCCTCTGGCTCAAAGCATCTTTCAAACTTATTTAACTTTACTTTTTTTGTAGTTTCCTCAATGTAGGCCACTTCTTTGTCGATGTCAATACCCGTAGCAGGTATATACTTAAATTTACCATTAGCTTTGTTTACTACCCACCAACCACCAGCACGTTTGCCTGTTGCTTTAGCGTAACCAGCAAGCTGTCCAATATACCCAAAGCCATCACCATCAGCTAGAGAATTGTAAGATTCAAACTTATTACGATAAGACCAGTCAGACGCAGATTTAACATCATCTACAGCCTCATCAATTACAAGATCATACGTTCCGTTTATTTCTGTTCCATCTGACAGAGTGAGTGTAACATTATCTGAATCTTTATATTGCACTCCTGCTTCAGTAAGCAGCCCCTTGAAGACAGCTTCAACGATGTCTCCAAGCATCATGTTCATTACAAAGTTACCAGCTTTAGGTTGCGCTGCTTCTGGCTTGTTTTTTTCAAACCATAGCTGGCAGGTAGGTCTGCCAACATTAGACATGCGCAACTTAAAGTTTTTTGGCTCTCTCTCTCCAAACTGACGAGCAAGTGCATCCATTATATCCCTTCCAATTTGTTGGATTGTTTCATTTGACATGGTAGATTTTCCTTGAGCCGCATCATCCATGTACTTATGCAACGCTAGTTCAGCAGAGTGATTCATTATGCTACCTCACTTTCAATTTCAATGAAATCTTCTACAAGTTCTTCTTCTTCTTCGGACATGGCTTTTACACTTTCTTCTTGACGCTTAGTAGCCTTTTCATCCCACTCTTTACAGATGTAGTCGTTAAAGTTTTTTACCCACTCAAGAAAGTTACCAAGGAGTTCTTTATCCTCTGGTCTTACTTCATGCACAACTGACATGTCAGCTTTACACTTTGGAGTAAAGTAGCTGCTACCATTTGGTAGATCATTCTTAATGTTTTCAGAGAACACGATGTTATGCATCAAGGGAAGACGTTCTTGACGGGCAAACACACCCAACTCATCACCAAGAGCCTTGAATGCGTCTTTGTTATCAATTTCCCAAATAAAAGGCGTGGTCATTTTATCCAGTTCATTACCATTTACATCTACAGGATTGTCCATAGTTACCGCACCAAATACTACACGCACACGCTTAATTTGACGGATCAAGTCCTGCATATCAGGCGGCAGTGCTTTAAAGTCTTCAATGTACCCAGAGGGCTTACCACAGTTAAACCTGCCAGTATTATCTTTCAGATCTATATTCAAGTTATCTGCCATAATTGTGCGATTGAAGCTACCCTTCGGCTCATTTGGCTTGGGATTTTTATTAGCAATATATCTACGATACATAAAGCGTTGCATGAATGGACGCATGGTTATAGTCTTGCTATACACAAACTTAGATGAATCACCTTCAATAATCTCAAGTCTGAACATGCCACCCTCAATCGTTTCTACATTTGTAAGGCGACCATTTACCTCTGCCTGACCCATTACTGGTTGATGCCAAATACGCAGACGATTTAATGTATTTGTTTTCTTACTTGATTTACCATCGTCGGCAATACCTGTCAGCTTCGCCATAGCGGCAAAGTTACCACCATCAAGATTTATTAATTCACTCATTATTTTTTACTCCTTTCTTGAGTTCAAGAGCCATAGTTATATCATGCCACATCTTTTGTGTCAAGCCAATTTGTTCCTATTTTTGCTTCTAAAAGCATTGGAACATTTAACTTAACAGAAAAGGCATTGTTAATCAAGCCCGTAAGATCATTATTTATACTTTTTATAAGGGATATAATTATATTTTCTTCATCTGGATGAATGTCAATTACTACCGAATCATGCACAGTATTTACAATACAACTACGCATTTGTGAAAGTCTACGTTCCATTTCAAGCAGAACAACAGGAACAATATCTGCTGTGGCAAACCCTTGCACGGGGTAGTTTTTTATTTGTGTAAAATAAGAAACTGTTCCATTCATCTTTCTTACCACATTAGGGAATGCATACTGACGACCAGATGGTGCTGTAATCATCTTTGTTGTTAAAGCCTCTTTAGCCAATCGGGAATGCCAATCTGCGATGCCCTTGTATTTTTTCGTGAAATGTTCGTAGTAAGCCGCCTCCGCTTTTGTTCTTCCATATCCCGTTGCGCCATATAACGGCGCGAATGTATGAGCCTTCGCAGTCTGTCTGTCCGTAGGCTGACCAGCATCGGTAATAACTTTAGCGGTGTATGCGTGTACATCAAATCCAGTAGAAACTTCTTCAATTGCAACTCCATCTTGTGATAGGAAAGCAGCAGCCCTAAATTCTAACTGTGCAAAGTCAGCTTCCATAATTTTGCCACCTTCCCAACGTGATACGAACACTTTCTTTACAGGGAATGTTCCACCACGTGGCATGTTCTGCATGTTTGGATCAGCACCAGAGAAGCGACCTGTAGCCGTGCGGTGCTGTAAGAGACGGACATGCAGTTTACCGTCTGCCTTTCTGTAGGTATTTATGCCGTCAACGAATGATGACAGGTAAGTGTCTAGCGCACTCAAACGCTTTACTTTATTCAAGAAACTGATTGCGTCTTGCATATCATGCTGACGTGCAAATCCTTCAAGTATCTCAAGGTGTGTCTTGCTAGTTGTGAAACCATTAGCACTGACCCACTTGGCATCCGGTGCAGTAAAACGTAGTCCAGCAACCCTTTCTGACTCAACAAACACGTACCCTTTCCCATCACAAACTTTACATTTGTTTGGCCTTGCATACTTACTTCCATCTTTCCGGGTGCGATACACCTTGCCTGAACCGTCACAGGTGTGACACTTTTGTGGTTCTTTTTTGTAAACAATCTCGCTGTTCTCTTTCATCACAGCTTTGTATGACTCCTTTGACATGTACGGATCAAAGTTGTTTTGCCACATAGCTTTGTCAATGGGCTTGCGACTGTATATAACTTGAGACAACTGCTCTGGGCTATTGAGATTGACGTGACGATGCCCCATCAACTTGTGAACCATAGTCTCTAACTCACCTGTCAGTGTCTGCTTTTCGTTCTCAAACTCGACACGTACATCTTCCAGCACACTCTCGTTTACCTTGAACCCACGCTGATAAATCTTAGCCAGCACGACAGCAACTTGATTAGACAGTACAACAGTGTCCATCAGACCTGCATACTCTTTGCTTAATAGCTTTGCATATTGCCTGTCAGACAACTCCTGTGTTGCGTGAAGATCAGCCACAAGATACTCCGTTAGTTCATTGTAAGGTATGTCTCTAGTGCTTATGCCCTGTTTGAAATATTCTTTCAGGGTATCCTGCTTCTGCCAACTTAATTCATAGCGTTGCGCACATGCCTCAAGCGACAGCGGTTCTTTCTGCCCACGTTGCATAACATACTCTGCTAGCATCGTATCAAACACAGGGCCATCATACTTAAAACCTGACTCCCACAGCCAAACAAGATCGTGAGGAGCATTGTGGCATATC